CCCGCCTGTGCGGGTCATTAACTGACGTGTTTGTTATACGAAAAATACCTGATAATCCTTTTTGGCTGGCTCAGGGTTAAGGGCCATAAGAGAAACGGCGTTAAACAATGCCATCAGCGGATCAATCTTGCCCTTACCACTGGCCTGTTTGGTAATCAGAATGGCGTTGCCTTTCGGCTCAACTCTGGCGTTTCCAACACACCACGCCATCATCGGTTGACCACCATGTATCAATATGCCTTCAGCTAGTTTTCTCTCAGTGGTTTTAATCGCTCCACCAAGGCGCCAGCCCTGACTGACCCCAACTACCGCATCGGCGGGAATTCCCGCCTCAATAAGCGCATCGAGTATTTGTCCGACACCGGACGGGTCAATACCGATCTTGTCGAGCAACTCGGCCTCGTAGATACGGCTGACGTATTCAGCCACCTCCTCCGTATCCTGTCCGACGCGCTTCACAATGGTCAGGTCTCCGGCTTCCACGAAGTCGTTAAATCGGGACTCTTCACTTTTACGCCGGCGGATCGCTATCTCATGTGCCCACGCATGACACCAGCAGAGCCACTCTCTTGTTTTGGCATCACGCCCAACCGCAGAGGCACCCAGCAGGTCATCAAGGCCGCCGCCATCTATACCGACGGTGATCACCTCTGAGCGTCGTAATAAATCTTCAAAACTGACACGCTGCGCCTGCTGTTCCCAGAAATCGACGCCTGCCCAGCGGTCGCTGCGCAGGTTAAGGCCAATCTCGATGTTGAGATGCTTTGCCAGAAACTGCTGCAGCGTGCCGTCAGTTTTTGCCTGGTTCTTTCGCAGGTTATCGGCAATCCACTCCGGACTGACGGAAAGCCCGATGTTCGGGTTGGTGATATAGAAGTTTTCAGGCTGAAGATAGGCCTTGCTCTGGATCATGCTGTCCGGGAATTCATAGAGGATGCCCAGCGTTTTAGGATCGCTGATTTTGCCGTCTCGCACATCGCGCCAGTAATCGAGACGCTCCTTAAACACGCCCGCCGGCGGGTCATCGCTCTGAGTGGTAAGGTAAATAACCCAGCCTTCATTACGCGATACCTGGCCGCCAAGAGCCTCCATAAACATCGCCTCTGCGTTGGCACGCTTGCCGAAAAGCCAGAGTTCGTCGACGAGGATCCGGCCTGATTTCTTCCCGGAGACCGTGTCGGTATCAGCGGCCACCACTTTCAGCGTATTTCGCGTCACCCGGTGGGTGATCGTGCGGATATGATCCTGAATCTGGAACATATCCGTCAGTTCATCATCCGCGCGTATCATGCCGGCGGCGGGTTTGAAGCTGTTGTCGGCCACCTCTTTCGTCGGCGCCAGAATGAGATGTTCCTCATCCTCACGCCAGCAGAGAATGAGCGCAGTCAGCATGATGCCAGCGGCAATCGTCGACTTGGTGTTCTTCTTCGATATCAGCAGGCCGTATTCACGGATAAGCTGATTACCGGTCTCGGCGTCATACCCGCCGAAGATAACTTTTACAAAGTCGAACACCCACGCCTCTGAACACTCACCGAAAGTGGGCTTGCCCGGCAGGTCTGACACACGTAGTTCTCGGAATATACTCAGTGCCTGTTCAGCCTGGTCAGCAAATATTGGCGGCGGAATAATGGACTCGCCGTCGATGAGGCGATTTTCCCAGTCGGTGCAGGCCGTGGACCACTGTGCCATGGATTACCCCTTTTTGTTGTTTACCACCAGCTTTGGCGGTGCCATGGATCCGAACTTGCTCACGCCTGCGGCTGCTTTTGCCGCAGCGTTGCGTGCTTCTTTTTTGCCTGTCTCCCCTTTTTTGGGGTGAACGTAAGGCAGCATGGCTTTGGCTGCATCCTTCCGGGTGTCGATGTCTTCAGTGGAGTCGTTCATCACTGCCATCAGAAACTTGAGCGGATCGTCGTACTCACCAGTCACTGGCGGCGCTTCCGGAGAAGGGGGTTTTACCGGGGTGTTTACCGCTGGGGTATAAACATTCCGTCGATACTCCGGCTCGTCATCAACTTCTATTTTTTCGCTCTTTTTCCGCCTTATAAACGCGATGACCTCCGGGTCTTTAGCAAGCTGCGAACCCTTTGAACGCGCGGATTTTTCAGAGTATCCCGCTTTTATTGCCGCATCTTTCTGGGACATTCCGGACATCAGCGCGAGAGCGAATTTCCGCTTCTGCGCTGTTAACATGTTTACACCCTCCAAAAGGGAATTTTTTCTGTGCGTGAGAGGGGGCGCGGTGTCCAGGGCGATCGAGGTTAACACCCAACCCTCCCCCCCCCATGCAAATGAGAATCGATATCATTTGAATTGAAATGATTTCAAATGCAATCAACATTGAGCAATATTGAGAAACATTATCAATTGACGTCAGATCACCACAATGCCAGGCTCCTGGTCGTCATCGTTGATGGAATGGTTCAGGGCCTCCCCATCTGGTTGTCCCGTCGAGGCTTCACGCGATGACTTACCTGAGTGACATTCAATGCAGAGCGTCCAGAGGTTGAGCTCTCCGTTATCGCCGCCGAACTGCAACGCGACCCGGTGATCCAGTTCGCTATCGTGAAGGTCAACGACACGGCCACACATGCAGCAACGTCCACCGTCACGCGCATAAATGCGCCGCTTCAGGCTTACCCTTGCGCTGCCGCTTACACGTCTCTGCTCGCCAAATACCGGCTTTATCCTACGGGTGTCGATGGCTTTCAGCCTGGGCTGCAATGTCTTCAATCTAGCCATGTAACCTCCAGGCTCTGCGGCGTTCAGTCCGGGATGAACCATCAGGGTGGCGCTCTACCGGCTCAGCATCGGCATGGTCAACCAACGAGTAACATGGGTAGATGACGCTGCCGCCGTATGCATCACCCACTGCATAATCAGCAGGCTTGCTGTTGTCCCAGCGGGATAGCACCCGACCGATATGATGCGACGGTACGGTATAACAGACGCCGTGAATCAGTCGCGGCAGCGTGATGTAATCGGCGCGGGTCTTGTCAGCCACTATCAACCGCTCAACAATCTGCAACTGGTACTGTGGAGGGCGCCCAGTGCCAAGATAGAAAGAGCATAAAGCGTCAGGAAAGCGCTCTAACCATCCAGCAATCAGGGCCACAAAGCGCGGTACTGGTATCGCATCATCCTCAATGATTACCACCCGGCAATCCTGTTCAGCAGCCCACTCCAGAGCACGCCGATGATTCCATGCTGCCCCATGATTGCCAGGGTCGATCATCACGTGGGCACTCGGTCCAATTTGGTAAGCCAGTGCTCGCGCCTGAGGTTCTCTTGAGTGATGCCCGACCACCGCAAATTTCATTTGTGCTTCCAAAAGGCATACTCCTTACCGATACCATCCGACTTAAACACCGTATGGATGCGCGGGCCGGTTACTATCCGATCGCCAAATGATTTAGCGACGATGCCAAAGGCAATCATGTCCCCTACCGCTGCATTCGCCTGTTCTTTCTTCCAGAAACGATAACTCTCGATCCGGTAGTGAAGACGGATAATGCCGTGAGCGAACGACATAACATCAGCGCGGGAACCACCCAGAAGACCAGCATTAAGCATCACATCGTTGCTGTGCGCGTCGATAAACTCCTGATAGATACGCTCTGGATGATTCTGCTTTGCCCAGATGTCGGCATAGGTCTTAGGTTCTGAACCAACATAGACCTTACCGGGAAGCATTTCTTCCCATGGCGCGCGGAGCATTTCCACATCGGTACCATCGGTACACCAGACGAACCGATATTCAGGATGCTCACGAAGGTGCTGCCAGATGTGCAGCCAGCGCTGGAAATAGACGTTCATTGCGACATCCGGGACCATCACCAGCTGAGCGCCATCAGGACCGGCGGTTAGCTGGTCGGCCAGCACTACGGCATCGGCACCCCGGATTGATTTAGCCCAGGTGGTCAGCGCCGCCGGGTCAGGCTGCATTCGGGTACCGCGCTGCGGGTCAGGCTGACTGGTCAGCAACGTTGTGATTACCACGTCGCGCTGCTGCCGGTACTCAACGTAACCAGTAAACCCGGCATCTCGCCGTTCGTTGTGGATCTTCACGTTACGTTCCACCAGCGCCTGTCGGTCTGGACGCGGTACCGAACGTTCTACGGCTTCATGCTCATCGAGAGAATGGATCAGCTTTTCTGAACCGAGCACATCACCGTAAGCCCAGGTAGTCAGCCCGGCGTTATGGATGCGCAGGGCAAGGTCGCTGTGTTCGTACATACCGCGACCGTAGACAGGATCGAAACCGCCTATTTTCTCAATGGCACTACGATGGTAATACAGCAGGACGCCACGCTGACCGGTATAGGCAACATGCTTTTCATCACGGTAGAGCACCGCGATGTCGTTCAGCTTATTACGGCCAGCAAGATCGAGAAACTGATAAGCCAGATGGGGCTCTGGTGATTCGATGTAGGGAAGATGCCAGCCGTCGGCGATGGGCCAGGCATCATCATCCCACAGGAAAAGGTGCTCACACCCAGCATCCATCAGCGCAGATAAGCTGGCGTTCTTCGAGGCAACAATGCCCAGAGATGTTTCATGCCGGAGCAGCTGCACGCTATCGGGGACTACAGCAGCAGGTTTAGAACCATCATCGATGACAACCACCAGAGCGCCAGCGGGCAAATACTTCATGTGCTGCTCAATAGCTCGCTTCAATACCTCTGGGCGCTGGTGGGTGGTTATCGCTATCCCTATACGCGCAGGGACTGAGCTTTCAGGAACAAAACGAACTCCGCCTATCAAGACCTCCATACTCCACCCTCTTACAATTGATGTCGGGCAAGGAAGTCATGCAGAACATTATTGAGCTCTTCCAGATGCGTAGCTGTTAGTGTTCTTTTGGGATGAATGACAATCTGAAATTCGTTTGAAACACGGGGGTCTTCTAAATCAATATGCGGCTGGTTTTCTAAATGTTCACTCTTCAGGTTAAATGTCGCAATAACGACAGGTCTCCCTTCTGCCGTGGTTTCTACCGTTGTTGACACTTGATCTTCAAGAAGCAATCCAGCAGCAGCGATACCATACCCGAAGAAGCGGTCACCCCGGTACAATTTTGCGAGCTGATATTTCATGTGTGTTCCCTTTTAGGCGTGAGCCTGTCGCACGGGAAGACCGCCCGATAAAGCGGAATTCCCCAGGCTCACTACTGAAAGATATCGTTAGGATGTGCGCGTGCGAGGCGCAGTAAAAAATGTCGTTAAGCGACCTTTGAGGGGGTGTAGCCGTTTGCTTGGAGGAAAGCGCGAGAGATTGGCACAGCCCTAATCACTGACCCTGCTTCGTTAATTGATTAACTGTATTGCGGTAACCGCGCTTAGAGCCTTCGTCTGCGGCTTTCTTGATAGCCTCAACTGTTTCATTTGATGGCTGTCCGTCGAAACCCATTCGAACAGCAACATCTTCCAGGTTAATGACCACCTGATTTTCAGCACTGTCTTTATCCAGGTTGAATATGGCTGTTGCAGTAGGAATGCCACGCGGTTCAGTATTGATAATGACTGATGCCAGCCCATCAAGAAGCTGATCGTTAACAGCGATACCGAAGCCACAGAAGTGATCCCCACGGTAAAGCTTAGCAAGCTGAAATTTCATGGTCTCTCCTTAAGGTAGGTGACCCATACAGAACAATCCGCTGGGTGTCGTCAATGCATCACCGAGAATTCGGAGAGCGACACCCATCAGAACTTATATAAAACTCTGTGATATGAATTTATTCATCACACAATCAGCATTAAATAAACATTATCGAAGCCACTCACTTTGAATAGCTTCTATAATGCATTAGCAATCAGCATCAGGGCGAGCTACGGCTCGGCAGGCCCACATACACGCTTCCTGCATTTTGGTGCGCGCGATAGCCAGGCTGCGCATAGCTTCATCAATCTCCCGAGCCTGCTCAGCGCTTAACATTGCCGGGCCATTACGGACAGCCAACAATTCACCTCGCTCGGTATCAAGCAAACTACAGAAATGACGACTGACATCTTTGAGACGATTCATACGCTCAATGTCGCCCGTGGTTAATGTGCGGTAGCCCTTTACGGTGCTGCCGTCCTGCGGTTTAGCTTCACTCATTTCATAGCCTTTTCGGTTGATTGCGGGCAGTTAGCCTGCACTGATTTGTTATGCGCCAGAATGTCGCGCTTGGTCTGACGGTCGAGAACATCGATATCGTGATCTGTCAGGTAGAGAATTCTTATCCAACTGCACGCCGTATCAACCACCACCGGGGCGGGTAAACTTTTCGCGCAGCTCCCGATCAACATCGTCATCAGGCATATGGCTAACAGTCTGCTGTACATTGCTGGCCTCTTGAATAACATCTGCTTTCCGTTCTGCCGCGGCGACGCTGGCAGCGGCATTATCTTCGGTGCGCTGCTGTTCGGCTTTGGCTTCCGCTTTATTAGTACCTCGCGCATGACCTAACCCAAATGCGCCAGCGACAATGGCCAGCAACGCAGTTGCCAGACCAATAATCATTTCAATGCCCATAGTGACCTCACACCAGTACTGATTTAGCCTGGTTAAACAGCGCTCGGCGTTTATCCAGACCGTTGCTGCCACCGTTAATAAGCAGGGTTACGCGCTCAACATCACCGGAATGAAGCAGGCAGCCGTGGGAAACATAAAACCATGCGGCTGAGCGCGCGGCGTAATCATCTCGCTCCAGCAGCTCAGGCTGGGCAACAAGGTCAAGCTTCAGCGCCTGTCCGCAGCTGCGATAGTTGCTCAAGCCTGTAACTTGTTTCAGGCCGCGACCGCGATATTTCCAGCCATCACCGGCAACCTGATTACCAAGATTCTTTTTGCCCCACTCGCCCCCATACACCAGATTCGCGATTGCTCGCTGATTAGCTGGTTGCGTTGCCGTTCTGCCTAGTGCGGCGGCCTGCTGTGCTGTGATGCGGTGTTTGCCGAATGTTGGCACAAGTCTGTCGGCGGCATAGTTCAGGCTTTCCACCAGCGTTGTATAACCGCCGGACTCGTGCCCCATCTGGGCAATGAACATCGCCTGGTCGAGTGGAGCAGTAATGCCGAATTCTTTCATCGCAGCATCAATGTGCGGAAACCAGCGCGCAGCTAACCCGGCGCTGATACCAGCCGCCCTTTGAAATTGTGATTGGTTCATCAGTGCCTCAGTGCATCAACCAGACGCGCCACATTCCCCCTGAACCAGAGAACCGCGCCGCAGATAAGAATGTTCGCCAGCACCACCAGCCAGTGGGATGACTCGTACAGGCCAAACAGGAAACGGAAAGGGATGCTGGCATAAACCAGCACCATGAGATAAGCCAGAACGGATATGCCCGGACGGTGTCTCGCGCTACCTCGTTGGTAGAACATCAATGCCAGCACAATGACGGCGCAAATAACTGCATTGGCCAGCGCTGAAGGATCATTTACCACTTGAACCTCCTCCCCGGAACCGGGTCAGCATATTGAACAAGCTATTTAGATCCTGGCTGTTGAGAAACGTCAGAACTTTGATGATAAGCGCTGATATTAATACGGCTCCCAACGCATCAAGCGGACGGTCGCTGTAGCCAGTCCAGCTTGAAAGCTTGGAACCCACCAGACCGGCGCCCAGAACACCAACAATGAATGACGTCATAAAGTACGCCACCAGCTTACCGCGGGATATGTTAGCTGCCGTGGCCACGTAAAAAACAGCCCCAGCGAACGCACCAAAAACAACGCCGTAATCTATTCCGGTAGCCAGACCGAACATGCTGGCCCCCATCAGGCCACCGGCCGCAACTGAAGTACCAGAGACAGGATCGGACATTTAGCCCCCTCTATTGCTGTGAGTCCTCTCATGAACGAGGGGAATAAAAAAAGCCTGCTCAAAATGAACAGGCTCAAGAAATATGACTATCGAGGTTTGTGGTGCCGGGTGCCTCCCGGTGAGGATGCCCCAACAGACATCACTCGCGCGGTATTCACAGGGCTTTCGCTCTATTAGTTGGACGCCCCTCCGCATAGGGGGATTCACCACACGGATAATTTAGGATGTAGTCATAGGCGGCGTCAATAACTGACACTCTGTCAAAGGCACCATTACGATGCCTTTTGCACAGTGCTAATCACTGGCTCTAATAAGGGGCCAGAGCAAAGCGATTACCCCAACTACCAGCACGCCATCAGCCAGGATTGACATCATTTTGCTGGTGAAGTCGATAGCAACCACCAGAAACAAAAGCACCCCGGCTGCGGCCCAGCGAAGTTTACCGATCACAGGTACTGGTCCAGAGGAAGTTGCAGAGCTTGGGCAATTTTCTTCAGCTGTTTCTCTTCTTCTTCCCCGATACCGTCATTATCTGCTACATCAAGACACAGGCAAAGAACATCGACAGCGTCATCCGTCCCGGCAACATCAGCCAGTTCGCGCAACGCCTGAGCGTTGGCTGAACGCGGCGATGCTTCGTAACGAGCGCGAATATTCGAACTCATCTGGGCAATTTCACCAGCAAATGGCGCGAATGCCGGCAGGGCCGAAATAGTCTTCTCCAGCACTGCAATCTCTTTTGCATCGCAGGTACCATCGGCGTATGCAATCGAGTACGCTCCCCAGACCGTGGCTTCTACAGCATCGCGGTTTTCCATTTTTTTCACTTCAACAACGGCTTTACGGGCTTTCTTTTTAAAAATACCAAACATAGTGACTTTCCTTTTAGCGGGTGAGCCAGCGCTCAGGAATGATCAGCCCACAGAGACAGTCACACTGACTATTCCCTATGGCTCACCCCTGAAAGGCTCTGTGGTTATATAACGCCGAGCGTGGCGCAGATACGAAAAAGGCCCGCAAATGCGAGCCTGGTGGATCCGCTTACTGATACGGAGCGACCAACCTAAGTTGTCGCAGATTCAAATTGTGGCCCTGCCTTTAAGTCACTTTGCGCGCAGCTGGGACATGTAGTTTTCGCATCGTGATCGGGATTCGCTTCAGACGCTGGCCCCGCAGCCATAAAAGTGCCGGTTACGGTTCCGGCCAGGCCTCTTCCTCAACGGGTTATTCTCCATACGGATTTCCGTTTGTTGGTCGTTCCTGCGATCTCGATTTTTTCCGGTTACGTTTATCCGGCGGCTTACGCCCGTTTAGCCCTAAGGTAAGGGATTTGGTTGTGGTGGCCGGTGCTCCAGCAAATTACGCATTTCACTGACCGTCTGTTCAAATCTCTCGGTTTCCAGTTCGACACCTAGTCCCCTTCGACCGAGAAGCGCAGCCTGTTTGAGCGTTGAACCCGATCCAAAAAAGAAATCAGCTACAACATCACCCGGGTGACTACTCGCTGTGATTATCTGCTCCAGCATATCCGCAGGCTTTTCACATGGGTGTTTACCCGGATAAAACTGAACAGGCTTATGAGTCCAGACGTCGGTATATGGCACCGTGACCGATACGCTGAATGGCCGCCGTAAACGGTAATATTCCTGCTGGAGTTCAGAATATTTTCGGCTTAACGATTGCCAGGTAGCGACAAGCTGGTGGTGAGGTTTTCCCAGTTCGTTGCGTGAGTGCTTATCCATGGCAATTTTTTGAAACAGAGCCTGCAACTTCAAATAATCGGCTTCATTCGGCAGTTGCCACTGGCTAAGGCCAAACCAGTGGGAAACCATATTTTTTTTACCCGTGGCTTCTGCAATCTGGGCCGACGTCACGCCAAGAGATTCCCGGGCATCCCGGAAGTAAGAAATTAAAGGCGTCATGACGTGTTGCTTTAACTCATTACACTTTGCGGCATATCCATCGTCTTTGGGCCTGTACGGCCCCTGATAATGGTCCGCAAAAATGATACGCTCAGTGGCCGGGAAATAAGCGCGTAGGCTCTGCTTATTGCAGCCGTTCCATCGCCCTGATGGCTTAGCCCAGATGATATGGTTGAGCAGGTTAAACCGCTCTCTCACCAACAGCTCAATATCCGCTGCCAGGCGGTGCCCACAGAACAGATACATGCTTCCGGCAGGTTTTAACACTCGCCAGAACTGTGCCAGACAGCTATCCAGCCAACGTAAATAGTCCTCGTCCCCCTTCCATTGGTTATCCCAGCCGTTTGGCTTCACCTTAAAATAAGGCGGATCGGTAACAATAAGATCAATGGAGTTATCGGGTAGCGATGGGAGGTATTGCAGGCAATCAGCATTGATTAATTCAATGCTGGATATTTTTACAGTATTTTTCATAGATCAGTAAGCGTAACTCTGATAGGCTCACTTTGCTTTTGCGCTAAAGCAGTGGGCCGTGGTTAGCTTGTGACCTGAAAGCATGAGCTGATGGCTGGTCGGGTGCTACAACACCCACCAGCCGCCCATTTTCACAGCAAAAGCCCCCATTACTGGAGGCGCTTATAACATCCGAACTGATAATCAGATAACCCCGCCATTACCAGCTGCGTAAGTATGAGCTGGCAGCGTTCGCGGCTCAGGTGAGTATTCTGAGCAATCTCCCCAGCCGTAGCCGGTTTGTCACTTAACTCATCAAAAACAGCCTTGGCTGTTTCCGTCATATCTTGCTGATTTAGCATGTCTTTTACCTCAAATAAGTGGTGTGACATACAGATAACTCTGGTGACGGTATCCAGCAAGAACTAATTGAAAGAGAAGAAGATTTTATCGATTTTAGCCCATAAAAAAACCCGCTCGCTAGCGGGTTAATCAACGTTGAACATACAAAGCCCATCGTTATAGATAAAATTACACAAAAGCGGCAACTTTGCAAGTAACGTGTCGCTAAATTATGCGATATTTATCAAATCAGACACCTTTGTCACACGTTTAAGTTGTGAGTCGGTATAACTCTCTTCCTCAAAGCATTTTGTAACCAGACTTTCATAGAAAGGTTTCCAGCTGTATCGCCAGGTACGTTCTGGCAGACCAGGCAGCTCAGAGAGCATACCTCTGTAAGCATTTGAAGACTTAGGACGACTATAACCGCGGCCTTCACAACGTTTACATACTTTGTAGACAGGCACTCCCTGCAGCTCTGACTCTTTACGGTCCAGGGTTTTTCCCGTACCGCCACACTGGCATCGCTTGCTGATTTTCCCGGTGCCGCCGCATTTGAAGCAGAGAACATGGTCAATCTCTTCCACCTGACGTTTTACTTCAAAATCCGAAGGTGACTGCCCGAGGTCTTTTGCCCATTGCGGTAATCTCATTTTGTAGTGGCTTTTTTCCACCATTGAGGTTTTTTTTATGAAGCCTGAACCAGAACACTTCCTGCAATCTACGCTGTCAGCTGCAGACGAGGCATAGTCGTTATAAGCGAACCGAGCTATTATCAGCATACACAGCGGGAACTTCTTCCCTGCTGCTTTTCTTATCGATCGAGGCGCTTTTGATTTTGCATATTCAGCCAACCAACTGACGGATGCCTTTCTGTCATGTTCGCTGATTCCAGCTTTACCCAAAAACATTGACAGGCCTATTCCTGCCTCTGCCTGTGTCATCCCCAGTGCGGCCATTACATCTGTCACAGTGAGTTGCTCGCTGGCGGTTGCACGACCGCTATCGGAAATATGCATTCCTTTGGGCGCGAAAAATTTGGGAATTGATTCAATATTCATGCTCAGTACTCCATACACTCAAGCTTTTACAATGACGCCGATACCCATTACCCGATCCAGAAAACGAGCCCACAGCTCTAACTGAGTGCCATATTTCTTTTCGAACTCTGATGTATTGGCGTGTAATTCATCGTGATGCACTCTGCACAGTGGTATCACGAAGAGATCATGGGCCTTGGTGCCAGTTCCCCCCAGACCATTCCCTATTATATGGTGTGGATCGTCTGATGGTTGCCTGCAGCATTCACATGGCTGAGTTTTAACCCAACGAGTGTAAACTTCGCAGGTCCAGCGCCGGCGCTTTGGGCGGCGCATAAATGATTCGGGGCTGTTCGGATCGACACTAAGCCTCAGAATGGGTTCACTTTCAATCTGAGGTTGCTCAATGAGTACGCTGGCGTCAGCCAGGTCTATGCCCTCCACAAGATCCTGAAGGATTTCACCTGCAGCAAATGACGGGACAATATCGCTATCCTTATAAACGGACAGGAAAGGTTCATCAGGCAGTCTTAAGGCCTGTTGCGCCATCGTCTCGGTTATTGCGTCAGCAATGCCGGATTTCACAGCCCACCAGCAGAGCTCCGCCATCGATAATTCGCGCTCCTTATTGTATCCAAGGCTGATCAGCACCCTTTCAATCACCCACTGAACCAGATTCTGATAAGCCAGCTCTGACAACATTTCGGTGGTCTGCTCACGTAATTCATTATCACAATGCCAGCAGACAACCATGGCGCCAGGCGGATGCCGCATAGTCACTAATTCATGGTGGTGATAGTGGGAATGCGGGTACTGGCACTCTCTGACATGTCGTAGAAGCCAGGCCTCAAGAGCGTTAATTCCACCAGCTGCGTTAATAACCCTCTCATCCCTCATGAAAAAACGCAGAATGTCCATTTCTGCAAGCGGCTGACGTGCATCGGCGATCCGCCCAGTGGGCAGTGTTTTCATCTTCTCTGGCTGACGCTCTATCAGGACACGGCCCCCGGTAAAGAGAGGCATCAATTCACGACCGGGTTTGAAAAGAACAACACCGAGACGAGACACGACTTCAGGGGTCAGTAATGCTCTCACTGAATGCCCCCAGAAAGCTCTTTATCGTGGGTATATTCCCCATTCCAGGATTGCTTCATCGGCAGTTGTCCCTTCAGATACTTGCGATAAAGCCAAACAGCCCCATCGCGCAGGAGGACGGGCTGGTAGGTTGTGAAACTGGCGGCGGCGCTCGGTGAAACTTTTGTGCTCTTCTCGGTGAGATACTTATCCCTGACCTGAGATCTGACACGCCATTGAGCGTGATTGCCGTTAGGATTGTCATCGTAAAGCCAGTTAGCGCTCTGTAGGAAGGCGCTGACTTTACTAACGTTGACACCATTCAGACGTTTGCAGAACTGCACTGGGGATAAGCCGTCGGTAAACAGGTTTTCAAGATGATCGATATATTGAGCCTGCCGGTGACTTAAAGCCTCAATCCTCTGCCTGGCTTCATACTCATCAGCCCACGCCCTGGCAGCTAGCGCCGGGTTGGAAAAATCAGGATGCGCATGGCTTATCGCTGATTTTGCCTGCTGCTCGCAACTAATGAAATAACGCCTTACCTGACGACCTTTTTCATTGCGTTCTACCATCGCTAACTCTTTACCCATATCGATGGTGACCATGTAATCCACTGCCGGGCGCCCGCCGAGTGGGTTTTCGCCAGAACTGGCGATAACTGTATAATCGATGTTTTCAGCAAAACCGTACTGGCTAATACGAGACTTTATCCAGTTGCTGAAGTCACGACCGACCCCAAGAAAATTATGCAGTCGCCTGGCGCTGACCAACGAAGCTCTCTGATCGCCGATTGTGCCCTGCATTACCGGAATTACCTGATGCAATTGATTATCGACAGGCGTAGCTACGCCCATAACATGGTTAGCCATATTTATCTCCATACACTCTGAAGTGACGAAAGGGCCTGCACGCCCGTTTCGTTTGCACCATTCGACATTACTGCCAACTCGCAAATCTTTCAACCCACAGCTGTACATACATCCACCACTTTTTGATAGCAGACTATGGTGATGTCTACCCTGCCTCCTTTGACGATTTCACCCCATTCAATAGCCATACGCTTAACCTGGTTGTCGTCCTCCCAGATACCGGCATAAGTCAAAGCATCAAGAAGTGCCTTGTTGTAATTGTCCAGGTCACGCCGGCGATAGTCTGGCGGATAGAGAATAATTTCTACAGCTGCTGGCGCGGTAGATGGTTTTGGTATTGCACGCAGTTGCTCAATGATCGCTGAACGTACTGCATGTTTGAATTTACGGCCGGCTGCACTGACAAGGTGTTTACCTTTTGCGGGCCCCTTATTTGGGGACCGCCAGTAGGTGTTCACGCTGGGTGGGAATGGAAGAATAAATTTCATTAATCCTCCAGAACCATTTTTAGCTCGAAAGGTACGTCGCCACCGCAATAGCAGAGTTGCCCCAGGTCAGACATGAGACTCCACAGAGTCATCTTAGAAAAACCCTCATCATCTGTCGCTGGCGGAACAAACTCTCCAAATAACCACGGCTTCCGAATACGATTCTCTTCGTGCAGGCTTCTCATGTAACTTAGAGCTTCGGCAGTAAGTTTCACTTTTACGATGCTATTGAGATTGACCGATATTTCTCTGGCCAACAGCGAAGGGGTGATACTGATTCCGCGAGAAACCCCGCGGGTAATCTTGATGGCCCCTTTTCTCTCCAGCGCCTTGAGGTGCGTTGCTGCGGCATTGGGGGACCGGCACCCCAGCATGCCGGTCAGTTCGTAAGTTGTAGGCGGAAAACCATGTTTACGCTGATATTCGATCAAGAGGTCCAGGACCTCCTGCTGCCTTAAGGTCAAGGAAGTCATGCTGCCTGCTCCTCTCTGTTCACGCACATTTCGGGTAAGTTGGCGCGTACCAGCGCTTCGGCGAACGGTGGCGGAACGGCATTGCCACAGCGCGCGACCTGCTTATCTTTCGCGTACTTCACGCCGCGGTAATCCTGGTCAATGATGTACCACTCGGGGAAGCCCTGCGCCCGGTAAAGTTCGTGTGGCTGCAGCATGCGCATGCCGATATCAACGATGCGGTAAGTCACTCCGCCGATCTCCACCAGCCCGGTGCATTCCTCTCCGCAGTATTCCTGCAGGAACGCCAGCACCTGCTGCGCGCGCTCTTCGTCATAGTCCTCGACCGCCAGAGTCGTTTTAACCTCCCCTACGTGCTGGCCGCCGGCAGTGATAGTCGGCATCGGCTCGTCAGTAGGCTGGCCGTCACGGCAAGTACCGCGCAGCTTAACCAAATGGGAAGTCACCATTGCAGCATCAGCCTTTGTTGTCATTGTCTGCAATGGCTCGCTAACGTCTCGCGGACGACTCTGCCCTGCACGACCACCAACACCGACTATCTGCGCGGTAACCAGCGCGTGGTGATCGACAGTCGTTACTGAATGAGCTGGCTCATCCAGCCCTACGCCCGCCCCGTTATAGTTCCCGCCATAATGTTTCGCCAGGAATGCGGATACCAGTTGTGATTTTCCGCCACCGCCCGCGGTGATTGTTGCGCTAGGTTCGTCGGCACGGTGTCCGATGCTGGCGCCGAACTGCCGGGCAATAACCGGAGCGACGACACAGGCGCGCGATTCTTTCAGGATGGTGTGAGCGGGTTTATCGAGCGGGCGTGGTTTAGCCTGGTACTCGCTGCCGCCATTGCCAGCCAGGAACGGCGCCAGCTCTGCTTCAACAATACCCAGAGCATGACCATTCCCGCCCGGGCGTTTTGCGGTACCGGCGGTCACCGTCGGCAACGGATCGGTGACTTCCTGCCCGGTAGCTCCGGTTCGGAATTTTGTCAGATGAGGTATCGCAATTGCGTAGCCGTGGGTTTTCGTAATCGTCTGTAGCGGATCGTCCAGTGCCTGTCCCCGGAAACAGTCGTATTTGCCACGTGTCGTTGTGTGATTGCACTTCACGATGAACGGCGAAGCACTTTCGATAACAAAGCGCTGAATGCCGCGGGCAATCCGTTTTAGCGTATTCTCTGCCAGTGACTTTTTGCGACCGAAGATGCTCGGTGCGGGGATTGACCAGTCTATGCATTCCGCAGCTGTACGCCACGGCTCAAGCTGGCCCGCCAGCACGGCGGCAGACTTCGGATCCCCGTGCGTGGCTTCCGGCCAGACTATCGGTTTCCCGTCCCGGCGCATCACCATGAAGAACCGCTTACGGATGGTCGGCGCGCCATAATCGCAGGCGCGCAGCTCGCGAAAATCGACGACATAACCCAGCCCGGCAATTAAGCGCTTGGCCTGCTCGCTATCCGGTGAAAACTCCAGAAACTCGCAACACTCCACCAGTGCAGGATGATCTGCTGGAATACCGGTGGTCAGCATCCCGACAAATGCATTGAAAGTTTCACCGATGCGTGCCGGATCCGGTCGCATTTCTGCCACGAGTAACGGACCCCACGTTTTAAACTCTTCGACGTTTTCCAGCATAATGACTCGCGGGCCAACATCCAGCGCCCAACGAATGACGATCCATGCCAGCCCTCGAATAGCCTTCTCTACTGGTTTAGCACCTTTCGCTTTAGAAAAGTGACGACAGTCAGGCGAGAACCATGCCAGGCCGACAGGCTTGCTACTGGTAGCGGCTAATGGGGATACATCAAACACACTTTCGCAATAGTGAAGCGTGTCGGGATGGTTAGTGCGGTGCATAGCAACGGCGTTAACATCGTGGTTAATAGCAATATCAACACTGCGCCCTATTGCCAGTTCAATACCTGTACTGGCTCCACCGCCGCCAGCGAAATTATCGACAATAATCTCACGCATGAGCGGTCCCCCTCATGCTGCCGACAAGACCACCAGCAACGGTGATGATTTCGCTGGTGGGCACGCGCTCCAGCCACAACTGGTTAATATGGGCCTTCAGCTTGTTCTGCTGGGAGAACTCCAGATCCTCTGCGCCTTGTACCTGTCCAAAGACGAGTCCAACTTCCAGTGGCCAGATCCGGGATTCAGGCTCAGCCAATGATGCAACAGCATCGGGGATGATCACTTCAGGAGACTGAACTGGCGAAACTGGTGACAGGAATTTTCCTGCAGCAAACTCAGCCAGCGCCATACTTGCGCGCCCTTTCGCCTCAAGCTCTATACGATCGATATAGCTAAAGCGCTCCCCACACCATGTCTTATCAAATATCACGATTGCGCCAGCAAAGAAGGCGCTGGTGGGTTTCTGTTTATCATCCGCCGGCACAAACCAGATCGGGAGATCGAAACCAATACGACCACGGATAAAACACACATGATCGGCATCTTCTGGCCACCATGTCTCGCTTGTCGCTGACTTCAGCAGGAAAACATAGCGCCCGCCCTTTTCTCGCTGCTCAGAGGCATAACTCATGATGTGCGTCATGCCAGTAATCGCCTGCTTTTCATGATACTGAGAACGGCTATAGGGCGGGTTACCAAAAGCCGCTCCGCCGAGCTCTTCCAGTCTGCCAGACCAGTCCTGCGTTAGCGCATTCTCTTCAGCGGTATACCATGCCGGACATTTTGCATTGCTGTCGTCTGCAAACAGGTCCAGTACCAGCGGGCCAAACATAGCGTTAACGCCCCAGAACAGCAGATCAGGGGTACGCCATTGATCCCCGACTTCTTTTAAAGAATGCGCACTACGCTGGCGCTGTTCCTCAAGTGCCAGGCAATAAGGGCTGACGGTTTTTGTTAAAGTTTGCTCTTCTGCGGTCATAGCTTCTTGTACTTCCTGACTCATAGTTTTCCCCTGCGCTGATCAGCATCAACAAGTGCTCTCAGTAACCAGTAACGGCGATCAAAGCTGAAAAGGTCATTTCTGAGGAGTGCATATTTTCTGCGAAAAATAACGTCGTGCTGCCACCAGTAACGCCAGTGATGCAAACGCACAAGGCGCCGGAGACTTATCAAAATCTTCTTCAATCGGAGCACAAGTCACCTCCACAGTAATTTCCGGCCAGATAGCATGACCCGGCTGAATCATTCATGTTTCTGGCGTTTCGAACAGAAGCATTCTTAAGACGCAGGTATCGCTCTCTTGCTTTAGCCGTACAGTTGCTGTCACAAAGTTGCTGCCATACCGTCGCCGCACGGCGGTAATAGCGTTTCTCTTCCAGCTTTTTGGCTGTCGCTTCAAGGGCAAGAATCTCCCCCGAAAGCCCTCCTGGCAGGTACTCTTCAATATCGATGGATCCCGCAACGAAGTAGATAAACCCACCAGTAACTTCAACGCTTGCAAGTTCCCCGTCGTAGTACAAACGATGAACAGCGCTCTTCACTGTTACCGCTTTCGTTTCCGGGAATGCCGCGGTGATATCGCGTAGCATTTTCCCTGGGTTCTTTTCAATAAATTCAAATATCGACTTGGCTATGTTCATCCCCGGAACCCCCGTGGAATCGTGGTTTGTACTGGACTAATTGAATTAACATCCCGCGGTCTGGTTTTGTCCCACGACTCCCTTGGTGGGCGGCCTTTAGCATCCCAACGGATAGCGCTTTGCAGATATCCATCGAATTTTTTGGGGCCGAAAAGTGTCTCAGGTCGCATGTACTGGTATTGCTCGTCGTTGCCATGCCAGTGCTCATGCTTGACGTCGATTACCAGTTTCAAGTCGCTAACGGTATGACCTTCGCGGAGGCGGGCGCGAATGTTCTCCAGCGAGGTCTTAGATTTCTGGTAACGGGAACCGCTGACCAGATTCAGGTGTGCCAGAACTTCGATCGCGTCATCGGTAATAACAACTTCAGGATCCGGCTTATCGTCGGGTTCCGCAGGAGCCCGACAAGAAGGTTTTTTAGATGACGGATCTAATGACGGATCTAATGACGGATCGCCTTCAACCATTGAGGGGTCCTCCCGCAATATTTGAGGGGGTACAGACCCATTATTTGAGGCATCAGAATTTGACCCCTCAAATTTTGAACCCTCAAATTCTGAGGCATCAAATTTTGATTGTTCACGTGGCGTTGCGTAGAAAATTTTTGCTTCAGCTGCTGCACGTTCCAGCATGTCAACATTGAGTTTATAAACGTTCGAATTATTCTTTCCGCCCACGCGCCGTTCCTGCTTCTTCAGCCAGCCTTTAGCCTGAAGCTTTTTGATAGCGCTGCGGACAGTATTCTCGCTCTTGGCGCCGATCTGTCGCTGAATAGTGGTTACCGCTGGCCATGACACACCTTCGTCATTACTGAAATCTGCCAGGCGAGCCATGACCGCTATTTCTGAGATTATCAGCCCTTTGAAAGCGCATGCTTCCCATACGAGGCCGTGTAATTTACTGCTCATGGCTGCCCTCTACTTCCCTGAACTTGCGTTGAAACTGATCGAGTGGGCTAAAGCACTCGTGGGAATAGCCTTCCCGCAGGTAGATGACGCGACGTGTCTCAGGCTCCCAGCGGATAACTCTGACTGGATTGCCATAGTGGTCTTTGAACTTCCGGTTAACTTCTCGCATAACGCTTTAGCCCTCCGGTTAAAGACCCCCACAACTCCGCGTGCCCGACTGTGGTTACACTCGACCCATTTACCGCATACCATGCGCTCATACCGAAACGACGAAACGCCCGGGATCGGGTACATCCGTAGTTGCGGTAATTGAAGATTTACGATTAAATTGCTCATGCGGATTATTTCTCCATACACAAAGATTTATTCGCCACGACGCCCGGAGCTGCACACTCGCGGGCGTCACTCTTTTCTGGAGTACAAAAAACGCGAAACAGAAGCGCTACATGCTCCTGGAACTTTGCCATCACCTGATAGCTGTTCTGCTCAATCTGAGCCTTTTCATCGGCATCAATAACACCATCAGCAGTTGCTTTACGAATGAAGCTGGAGTGTTTTCCAATCCACTCAATCGACTCCATAAGCCGTTGATTAATGTCGCCATTGTCCACATCCTCTGCTTCAGCAAGCGGAACAAAGACGCCGTTGGAGTGGCGTGCGATAGCATTAGCTATATGATTTGTGCTCGCTGCACGTTGGAGTACCATTGCCCAACCGAGCGGGAATATCTGATCCCCTTCTGCGCGAAGGCGGTTAAAGAGCGCGTTTTCTGTAACGCCTAACCATTCAGCAGCTTCTGCATAACCCCCATCCAGTTCGGTGATAGTTTTTTTAATCGCAGCCACCAGCCACGCCGGTTGCTTCTCTACTTTCCATTCAGGTTCTATACCCACGGCTTACCCCCTACGTCTGTGGTTACTGCTGAGTCGTTGGATTGATATTCTTGTGATAGAGGGAAGCGTCGTACTTCAGCCTTCCATCTGTGAGCCGCTCAATGTAGAGCGCTTGTTTTTCTGGGATAACATCTCCCCACTGGCATACAGCACTATGGGTCACTCCCAGAGCTGTAGCGGTTTTAGATATACCGCCATAGAACGTGACGACTTTAGCTTTCAACATGGATTACCTCCCCTAAAAAGTTAGCATACTTACATGCTATATCGACAGCATACTTACGTCAATAAAATGTAAGATTGCTAACGTGTAATCCGGAGGAGATTTTATGGATACCGTTGGCAGCAGATTAAGATTTAGACGTAAGCAGAAAAAACTTACGCAACGTGATGTTGCTGAGTGGGCTGGCGTCAGCGCGTCTGCGGTTACACAATGGGAAAATGATTCCACAAAGTTATCAGGCGAGAATCTTGTATTGGTATGTCAGTGCCTGAGATGTTCTCCCGAATGGCTTATCTTCGGTACAGGCGATATCGAGAACGGTATCAACATTAACCTGATATCTGTTAGAGAAGTGCCTGTTATATCTTGGGTTCAGGCAGGTAACTGGACCGAGGTTATTGGCGATCCAGCTAACGAACTGGTTAAAACTACAAAGAAGCTATCTGAATCAGCTTTTGCATTACGTGTTAAAGGTCACTCGATGACTTCGAGTCAAGAGCTTAGCATTCCTGATGGTTCGGTTGTCATTGTCGAGCCAGAATACGGTTTTGTTGATGAGGCAAATGGCAAAATTGTGATAGCCCAAACCGTTACTGGTGGTGAAGCGACCATTAAAAAGCTCGCCATAGACCCTCCATTTTCCTATCTCATACCTCTAAACCCGTCGTTTAAGCCTATAGAGGTGAACCAAGATACAAAACTGATCGGTATAGTTAAGCAAATAATCATCGATCTCTAAGCCCCCGAACCCGCATCCGCGGGTTTTTTATTGCCCCGCCACAAAAAGTAAGCCTTCTTACATTTTCCTCTTGACTTAAAATGTAAGACTTCTAATATTACATTCATCAGCAAACTTACTTTACGGTGAGAGGCAACCAGGATGAATTCAGCACAACGCCGCAAGGCGTATCGCAAGCTACCAAAAGCTGGAGGAATTGTAATTTTACGCGGCGTCCCTCGTTTAGTCCTAGGGTTATGCACATTCAACAGCTTTACGGGCGAAGAACGTAGCAAACCATCAGTAAACCGTATCAGGGTACAAATGTCAGGCGGCTCAACTGCGGCCCCTCTGGTGCGTAATTTGAAGTTTTGATTGAAAAACAGGTGTCTTCGGGAGGGGTTGCGGAGCTGGATTGACCACCAGCAACAGAAACTCACCCGACATACAGCAGCCGTTTAGCCCACGGCGTCGGGGGTCCAGTAGACCTGGATTAATACTGTAGGGGTTGTGCCGGTTGGTCGCCGGCGCCCCGCCCGAAGACACCTGAGCTAACACAACATGAAAGCGCATTCCATCTTCATCCATCGTGGGGACTGGTTTGTAACTGAAGGAGTGCGCTTCCAGTTGTGGTAATTGCGGCTATGCGCACGTGACGAGCCAAACCCGTTCAATGAATGCGTTTCCGGGAAGTGTACGTCGCCGGTTACTGGCTAAACCCGGCAGG